TAGTGCCCTCTGGATCTGTTCTCCAGCGAGTCTGAAATCAAGTCCTGATATGGCCGCAACATTGGCCGTCAGTTGTAAATTTTTTCCTAATTCTTCAGCGTCCTTTGATACCACGGCCAAGTTACCTGATGCGGCCGCTATCTCTTCAAGTGTGAATGGAACGGTTCCCGCGAACTTGCTTAATGTGTCAAATGCTTTGGCACCTTCTTCCGCTGATCCAAAAAGGAATTTGAATCTCGTCTGCAGGTTCTCCACCTGTCGTCCAACATTGACCACGCTGGCACCAAACTTGCCAATTCCTATACCAACCAAAGCACCCGCCGCCAATCTGGCCGCCGTGCCCAGGCCGCCAAGGCTTGACCTCATCCTGTCAAGGTTCCTGTTTGCCTTCTCTACCTGTCTACTGTCCGCTTTAAGGACTATGTTCGCATCTGCCATTACTTTCGTTTCCTTTTCATTTCACGCATAGTTTTTTTATGACCATCCGCTTCCAGTTGAAGGTATCCAGCCCACAGTTCAAGTTCAACGGTAGTGAACTCCATTACTTCTGACAGGCTCTTCTTGAGCCTGTCCGCCAACACCAAAAGGAGTCTTAGCTCTGGGTTGGAATGGATTCCTTTGCCGCGTCAACAGGTGTAATAGTCCTTGGACCAGCACTGTTGATCTGACCTACCACTCTTGTGACCACTGCGGGGTCAGCCTCGTGCATCAGTGTGACCCTGTCCGCGTCTGCGAAGATCCTCTTGCCTTCCGCGTCCCTGGCCTTGATGATGAGACTTTCAACGAGACTATCAACTATCTTGCCTTCAGCCTGTAGTTGTATGATCCGTTGTTCATCCTTGAACGAATATGTCTTCCTACAATAGATGTCCATATCCCATTCTTCAACTTTTATTTTTTGCATCGCACCGTCAATCGCTGAATTGAAGTGTGATTTTATTTTGTCTGTTGCTGACATTATCTTTTTCTCCTGTATTTGTTAGCAACCTCCCTAACGGCTGGTCGTGTCATACCCTTAGGTGATTGGTTTGAATATCCATCGTCAAGTCTGCCAATGTAGGGAACGTTATTCCTGATGGTGAATTTCATCCTACCATCACGTTTCCTCCATCCTGCCCTTGCACGACCAGAACGAACTGGTGTGAATCTCTTCAGCGAACTGAAAAGATCGTTGGATATTGAGCGTACCTGCTTGGCCAAATCCCTTTTAAGGCCAGAGATAACTCCGTCTGCTTGAGGTGATATTGTTATTGAAATCTTCACTATTATGGAGTGGCTGATTTCGTTAACGCACCTGTTCCTTGGAAAGTCACACTTGCCTCAACCATTCCATCAAAGTTTGATGTGATTGAATGACCTGTGATGATTATCTCTCCAGTTAGTTTCTGACCTGTGGTCTCACCTGATGGATAAACCTCAAGTGTCAGTGGATCAGCACCCATTGTCTCAGTCACGATCTGTCCCGCGTCTTGGTCAGACACGAAGATGTCCATTGTTCCTGAGAATTGAGTTAGACTTGGCTTGTATGCTCTCGCCGTGTCGCCCATCACTGTTGATTCCACAGTTGCAGTTTCTTGGTCAATAGTGAAACTTCTCACTTCCGCCATCGCTGTTGGTGTTCCACCTGAATCAACCTTAACAACTCCAGCCTGACCATCAAATGTAGTTGAACCGTATGCCATTTGATTACTCCTCTGTTGTTAGATCTTTTGGACCGTCAAGATCTTGTTTGTTTTCAACCACCGCGTCAGCCTTGATCTTGTCCTTGCTGGCCTTGGTGATCTTTGTTGACGGAGTAAAGGTCCATCCGTCCTTCAGTCGTTGTTGGACTTGTTTGCCGCCAACGATCTCTGAATCTTTTCCTTTGAACATCTCAATCATTATAAGACTCCTTTTTTGTATGTGTATTTGACATCCACAGTGATCACACATTCTCCAAGTGGTAGTTCTCTGTCAACCACATCTATGTTTCTTACCTGTGTCTTTACATTGTGAATATTTGCCACTGCCAGGGTGATGTCTCTGTCCCTTGACAGTTCAAGGGTCTCTTCAACCCTTTCAATTATCTCGTTCCTCAGGGTGTCAACTTCCGTGCCCCTGACATAGCATCTAAGTTCGTACTGTATCACGCCCTGCCTGGCATTCATTGATATGTCGTCCCTGACCTCGTTGTTGGTCACGACCAAGATCGCTGGGAACTGTGTGATCGCCAGTTTGCTGACATCAAAGAAAACCCTTGACACCAGACCTGGTGCTGGATCAGTCATATTCTCCAACTGCTCTACTATGTTTTTTGCTATATCTTCTCTTGCTGACATTATCTAATCAATCTACCTTTATAAAATGCTTGTTTCTCACTGTCCGTGAATGTGCCTGATGAATCAAGGTCATAGTGGACGCCATCTTTCAATATTAGATCAAATTCCTCTTCAAACTTGGCCTTGTAAAAACCCATCTGTTCCCTGAAAGAATCTCCATCAGGTTCAAATGTTGAAAGTTTAGGATAGATGTAATAGGCAAGAGTGTGATAGACCGCGGCCCTCGTGAACTGGCTTGAATTCAATCTGCTTGGTGATAGTTTCTCGCTTCCCCCAAGGACTGATATGTCATATCTTGAAAATCCAGTTGTAGGCCACCATTTTATATTCAGTAGTCTGATTATGTCGTCGTAAGTCTTCTCGTGCTGTGCTGACCAGTCTTGTATTCCATATTTCTTGATGTCTGGAACATACTCTAACAGGTCCGTATCTGTTGCAAATTGTGCCATTTGTAAAAGTCCTTCTTTTAGTTTCTACAAGGTCCTTCCTTGTGGATAATATTTATTGATAAATGTGTCAGATGAGATAATCTCCACTGGCACATCTACTTTCTGATCATTAACCACTACTATATGGTGGTCCTTGGCCAATCGTCTCAGGAACTTCTTCTGTTGGTTGTTGTATTTGCGTTGTTCTCCCTTGCCGTAATCAAACACGGTCTTTAGGTTCAGTCCCCAGTCGCAACCTATTATGTATATGGGCTTCTTGGACAGTTTAGTGGCCAGCAACACCGCCAGGCAACCGCTGTTGAGTCCTTGTGTGGTGTGGTCTCCTATCTTGAGCCACTTGTCACCAACCGCGAAGTCAGGTCGTGTGTAATATACAATACCTTCTTCTCTTTCAATCTTGTTGATCACATCGCCGTCGTAGGCCACCACGAAGTCCACAGGCCTAACACGCCTGATGTAGTTGCAACCAATCTCAAGACCACGCTTTGGTATGTCAATCAATCGTCGCTGTGATAAACCATTGAACCAAACGATCATCCGTAAAAAAAGGGGCGATATTGCTACCGCCCCTTGATAGTTAGAGAGGTCAACCCAAATTAGATTGTGTTGTCCACTGCTATTTTAACACCATAAGAGTTGTGTAGAACTGATACACCATATCTTGTTGATGCTACCACTTCTTCCGCTCTTAATGAAGCGTCTCTTTCTGTTTCAACGTTTAACCTTTGAGCCACTGCTAAACCTAAGGCATCTCTCGCGAACACGCCACAAACGGCTGATGTCGCTGAGTCCTCAACGATGTTAGATGTCTCAAACACATCAATACCAGCGATTCTACCTATGAAACCTTCAGACATAGCCTGGTTAGTCACCACAAGTGAGTTTGTTGGGTTTGTGAATGTGTTAGTTAAAGTTGATTTCAGAGCGAACAATGCCTGCGGAGTGAAAACACCGTAGTAAGGACCTGGAACGCCTGCTTTTTTCAATGTAGCATACGCTTTGTGTAGGTCAGTCACAGATAATTCACTCTGTGTGTCTGTACTGTTGTTGATTGACGCTGTGAAAGATGAGAACAGACCAGTCAATGCTCTGTCGTGTCTTTTCGCAATCGCTTCACCAAATAACTTACCTAAGTCTGCGATAACATTTGAAGTTGAGTGATTTCTTGACATATCAGTCACCTTCGCCGCTATACCAGCCTCTGTTAATGTGATGTTTGCAACGCCAGTTGAGATTGCGGTCATATCAATTTCCGCGTTCTCACCTACGTCTGTTGCGATTGTTTGTGTGCCGTATAATGGTACTTGTAATACCTTACCAGCATTTGCAGGAACCGTGAAGTTCTTCACAAGTCCTGGCATAATTGAAGTCTCTGATGCTACGAACATCGCTTCTTGTACGATGGGTGCGATCAGATCATTCAATGATGATGTGTTAGTTGTTGCTGTTGTCATTTTAATATGACTCCTTTATTGTTGTTAATTTAAAACGTACCTTGTGACTTACGCCACTCAGCATATTTCTTCCTGTGTTCTGGGTTACCCATATCCAGGTTATTGACATCAACTTGAGGAACACCTTCTGTGCCAGTGTTTGATTTAGATCCACCACCTGGTTGTCCCGCTTGGACGAAGTGTGGATTGGTGTTTAGAAATTCTGAAACCAACCCATCTACAGTCAAGGGATCACCATTGTCAGTGTATCTTGTTTGGCCTGTCTTGGGATCAATGACTTCAACCTCACCTGTGTCTGACATCTTGATGTTTTCCCTCACCAGTCTCGCGACCTGTTCTGGATTCACCGCTTTCTTGGTTGATGCGGCATTTATCAATGCACCATCCACCTTGATCTTTGTCAGTTCAGATGTTAGTGTTGAAATCTTGTTGTTGAACTTGTCTGCGTTCTCCTTCAACAGTTTCTCAAACTCTGACTTCTCCTTGGCCTGGGAGATCTTTGCCTGTTCTTCCTGTGCCAAAAAGTTCTGGTATTTCTCAACATCTACTTGACCAAATTTCTTTTCATACTTGGCTTCTGCTTTTCTTCTTACTTCAGCCGCCACAGCATCAATGTCTGCTTGGGTGTAGACTTTCGCGGGTTGATTGTCCGCTGTGTCCTGGATCGTGTTAGAGACTGTTTCAGTTGCCCCAGTGGCAGTTTGAACGTCTGGCGATGTTTGTTCTTGACTCATCGTAGTCCTCCTTTTGTTATGCGTGGCAGGATTACCACTATGTGTTTATTTATTAGTAAAACTGCTCAAGCGAGTCTATGTCCCACTTCTCGTAGTATCCAGACTGTTTGAGTTTTCGTTGTGCTTGTTTCAGTTTTGCCATTCCCTGTATCATTACCAATGGTGCTTTGCCATAACTGAATGATACACCTTTATGTAGTCCATCGTTGTCTGGGTGGTCGTACATTATGGCGTAGTTGGGATTCTGTTGGTGTGCCCGCTTACACAGGTTGGATAGTTTTCTT